ATGAATGATGGTAGTGGTAATTTTATTGGCTGTATTTGTGGTTAGATAATTTTATCAACTTCACAAGAAAACTTAGTATAAGCTTTCATACTGTTAGTCCATTCTGGGTCGAACCCTGCCATTAATTTGTGTGAGTATTCATAGCCGTAGACTATGCACGAACTATAGTCATCAAATAATACGGTTGGCGTAGGTATAACTTTGCAGCTATTGCCTGCAAGCTCACTACATAAAACCATTAATAAAACTGTTTTTATCATTGACAAATCCTTGTTAACATCCTATATATTGCTCATAATTAAATGAAAGGTAAGTCAAATGACTGATATAACTAAATATAGAAATGTTTCCTTAACACATGAAACATACAAGACATTGATAAGTTTGTCGAAGGTATTATTGCCCGATGCACAATTATCTATAAGTAAAACCATTGAATCAATTGCAAACGAGAAAGCGAAGAAACTAAATGGCAAAGTCAAAAAAATATAATACACACGCAATGATATGTCCGGACTGTAGTGGTAACGGATATGTCAAACTTGTGTTAGAAGAAGGTAGAGAACACGTAGTTGCACAATGTGTAACATGTGAATCGGAAGGGGAAATATATGTGGATGAGTCCGAAGTTGTGGAGTCTTATATCGATGCTGATTATATTACAAATAATGCTCGCAAGTTGCACTAGAGACATGGATTTTAACCCATATACCACTGTGTTAAAACATATGATTAAGGCATCTAATGACTAATCCAGTGTTTAAATTAGATATACCCTACATGGCAGGTTTGTTTGATGGTGAGGGAAGTGTTTACGTTAAACAAATTACCGAGAAAAGAAAAGGGCGTAACCCTTGTAAAGTTTGGAAGATAAGAATGGAAATGTCCATGACTGATTTAAATGTTATGGAATTGTTTCATGAAACTTTAGGTGTTGGTACATTACGCGAGCGTAAATTTTTAGGTGAGTACGCTAAGAATTGGAAGAAACAATATAGATGGTCAGCTTCTCATAGACAAGCGTTGTATGTGTGTAAAATGTTTTGGCCATACTCTATTGTAAAGTTAGAAAAAATAGAAAAAATAATAGATCATTACGAACCAGACATACAGAGTCTTGACGATAGTGTAATTGATTTAGCATTAGAAAGGGAGAAAAGAAATGTTTGATAAAATAATATACCAAAGCCTTCATTTTATAATGAAACACGCAGGCACATTAAATGCATGGGCCTGGAGAAAACATGCTAAAATTTTAAGGCGTAAACAAAAAATTGCCATGGATAAGTTAGAGAGAGATCAAGAGAATAGTGCTTATCTAGAAGAGTTAAAGAAAAAATTATGAAAAAAAAATTTAAGTATGATGGTAAGTCTAGACCGACTAATGATACTTACACTAAAAGATGGTTTGAGATTTTTGGTAAAAAAGAAGAAGAAGATTTAAAAGAGAGCTATGAGCAGTCAAAGCGTAATAAAGCGGAGCGTACCAATGATGAATGATAAAGATGTAAAAGACTATCATAAGATGATCGATGAAGTTGAAAAACAACTCAAGGTCAAAGGTCTAAAAAAAAGTAATAAATACAACTACATCAGTGGAAAACAGCTCACGGACCCCGGATCAGGGACCAGGGTTTATGATATAGTTGGTACTAGACTTCCGAGCGTAACTACGATATTAGGCGCTACAAAAAATCAAGATTTTATAAAAAAGTGGAAGGCTAAAGTAGGTGAGCAAGAGGCAGAACGAATTAAAAACCATTCTAGTAATAGGGGGACATGTATGCACAAATTCCTGGAGCACTATGTCCTGGGGACTGGGTGCGTTGATCTTACAAGGATTGGACAAGAGGCGCGTCCCATGGCCGACAAAATTATTGAGGTGGGTCTTGCGCCAGTGGAAGAGTATTATGGCTCTGAAGTTATGTTACACTACCCGGGCCTATACGCGGGCTCAACAGATCTGGTTTGCTTGCATAATGGCAAAGAAACTATTGTTGACTTCAAACAAAGTAACCGTCCGAAAAAAGAAGAATGGATCGAAGATTATTACATGCAAATTGCAATGTACGCCATGGCCCATGACTACGTCTACGGCAGTAAGATCGAGCAAGGAGTTATTATGGTCTGCACGCCTGACTTATATTATCAAGAATTCAAAACAGAAGGCGCCGGCCTTCGAGCCTGGAAACACAAGGCACTAAAAAGAATCAACATGTATAATGAACTTATGCGTGATGAGAAAGAAAACATAATCAAACAAAGCGACCTAGTTGGTTTGCTGAAAGAAATGACGGAAGGTAAAAAATGACACTAGAAGGATACTATTTTGACGGTAAAACGTCATGGAAATTATACAAAAAGAAAGATAGCAAAATTGTGTGGAGGAAATGGAAATGAATGATATGTTGTTTAGAACTCTTCTAAAGAGATATGAAGCAAATATAGAGGACGCATTGTACAAGATACAATCGTTTAATGAAAATAATATAATAATACCAGAACACATCGATATTACCGGTGAGGTTGACAAACTATTACTAATTATTGCGGAAGCTGAGGATAAGTTGTCCGTAATGAGGAAATATTATGGCAGAAATAAGACAGATCCACAAATACTGTGATAAATATATCACAAGTGTTGCATAAATACACTTTAGAATTATTCTAAATACTCCAGTGTATATGTATGGTAAAAAAAATAAAAAAAAAAATAAAAACTACTACAGAAATAATGTCATTCTGTCACTTTGAGCTATTAGTGTTGGTATACAACAATAATGTGTGCCAAAATGTTGTTTTAAAAAGTGTCACCTGACAGATTATTTTGTCACTTATGGCTATGTTTTAGTTTGCCTATGCGCGCGCGATACAAAAAACTGGTAAAACTGATTTTTTTTAGATACATATACAAATATGAAATCCAAAAAGAAATCTAGAAGAATTAACAGTTATGAAAAACCTAAAACTGTTAAACAACAAACCGTGTTTCCATACAAGCGTGTACGTATAGATTGGATTGACATTATAACTGAAGGCGGTTGGGGTTCAGAGAATGAGTTTAAGTCTATGAAACTAGCAACACCTGTAAGTGAAGGTTGGTTATTTAGTAAAGATGATGAGACTGTAAGAATCTTTGCAGGTTATGACGTAGAATCAGATGGTTCTATTCACTTTTCGGAGCGCTCGGTTTTTCCAACTTCTTGTGTGAAGAAGATAACTCGGATTCACTAACATCAATGACATCATCAGACAACAAACTTGCGTAATCTTCTTCGATCTGTGCTAGTTTCATTTCTAGTTGTTCTTCTGTCATGTCTTCTAATTTACCATGTTTTATTATTTTTCTGTCTATGTATAGTCCTCCTGCCTTTCCTCGATTTGTTTCAGCGTTTACAGCTGCGGAGAAAGAATTCTTTTTTAAAGCAAGATCTTTAATTCTAGCTAGTTCTGTTATATGGCTTTCATAAGTCACACCATACTTGAGCATCTTTTCAATTTTTAATTCATCTAAATATTTAACTACAAGCGGAGACTGTCTTGGGTTGGTAAGTTCTGAGCCTTCTATTCTTGCTCTTTTAACAGAATATCCTGCCAGTTCAGCTGCTTCAGTTTTATTAACAACACCATTAGGTCCACCAAATACTAAATACTCGGCAAATCTTTTTTGCATTTCTGTTAATCTTTTAGGAAGTCCCATGTTGACTTTTTAAGGTAACATTGTTATATTGTCAATAGCATGAAAGACAAGCGTACATACACAAATAAGAAAGAACATGGAGAAGATATGAGTCATGAGAACGAATCTAAAATAGATACTACACCTATTCAACTTTTAACAGAACAATATAGAGCAGATTTATGGGAATATAAAAAACGAGAAAGTTTGTATATTGAAACTGAAAATAAATTGAAAGGTACAAAATTAATTGTAATGGATATGTCTACTACTATACGAGAATTAAAAACTCAAAATGATAACTTGATGAAAGAAATAGATAGACTTAACGAAGAAGTTCAGTTATTAGAAATGCAAATAAAAAAATGAGAGTAAGAGATTTACAGGAATTTTTATCTACATTTACTGCTAAAGATAAGAGCGTTACAAAGCAAGGTAATGCAATTAGTGATGCAGTTATATTTGTAGAAATTAATGGATATTTAGAAGAAATTAAAAAAATGGAAGTGTACGAAAACAATCAAACAATTTTTGGAGCAGCCAAAAACCATCATTCTCATAGATTGGTGTTAAAAACTAAAAGAGATCAGAAGATAATTTTGCCTGATAAATTACGCGATTCAATAGTGTAATGCATGCAGTGGTTACCTTGAAAAACATATGGGCCCAGAGGCTAAATTTTACCAAAATGTTAAGCAAAACTTTAGACAGTTTTCACTTATCAGGCTTGAAAATATTAGCTTACTCGGTACTCCTGATCTATTGGTCTGTAATACTTTTGGGAACTTTTGTACTATAGAATTAAAGGTAACTAAAGGTAACAAACTTCGATTCTCGCCACATCAAATTGCGTTCCATATACGTCATCCGCACAATACTTTTATCCTTGCAAAGACCCTTGGTCCTTGCTCCTCTAAAACTTCTCCAATATCCATGTACCATGGTTCTCGGATCAGGGAGCTTGTAACTTCAGGCTTGAAGCTTGACGCTTGTTACTCCGGTTGGAGCGCTTGTAGCTTGGCGATTGAACAGGTTGGTTCGAAAGCTTGAAGCTTGAACCTTCCAGCTTGGTGCTTGTTAATTCTAGCTTGAAGCTTGACAATTCTAGGCCCGGATCAGGTGCACGCTGAGCTCGCGCCGTCGCGCTGCTATTGCTAATGACCTGATCCAGTATTCCACGCGGGAATTTTTTAATGCTCACCGTAGCAAACATTTGAAACTGATTTGTCCCAGCAAGCTCGACAGTCCTTGCACTGATTGCCCTGAAGGGGCGCCGGGCAAGTGACATCGATCTTTTTAGTTGAGACTGTTGAGGTGTTAGGCCAGCTGTCAATTGCTGCCTGGTCCACCATCGGTATGGAGAACCGGACAACAAGATTGTCAGGAGCTTCAACAATATAGTCCTTGGTCCATGCTTCTCTAGTTGGCATCCAGTGTTTAACTGAAGGCGTCAACCTGCAGACCTCGTAAATTCTTCTCAAGTGATCAAGATTTTGAACATCGCCTGAGTCGTGCCATCTAAAAAATTTGACCTTCTTTGAATTGATTTGTGCAGCCATAGCTTCAACCCATTTAGGATGGGTCAAAGATCTAAATCTTTTGTATTGTGCGTCTATTACATTTTGGAATCTATAACGGCCGCGCTTGTAGGCGTAACAGTTAGCGCAGACGCTGCCAGCTACAGCTCGTAACTTTGTGCCAGTCTTGCACTCGTGAGCTGGTGTTGAATATGCAAATCCAGGCATTTTGCCAGGCTTCGATAGTGTGTGAGTTATAGCCTCCGCTTCTTTAATTTTCATTGTTTACTTTCTCCTGTATTTTATAGGATGTTATATCTCTATAATGCTGTCTTGTCAAGCTTGCTGCTTGAAGCTTGCAGCTTGCAGCTTGCGGCTTGTAACTTGGGCCCTGGTCCTTGAGCCAGCGCCAGTGGTTAACTAGCGCTTTAATACTTTCGGATCCTTGTCTCCTACTCATCTTTTTCTCCTTGTTCCATCAGGCTGGTATAGGCATCAACCTCTTCCAGTTCTTCAGGATCTATACCATCCGCGAAGCTGGAGTGGTCTCCGGTATACTCGTAGAGTTTACCATCAGTGTTGCCGTCTTCATCCATTAGCTGGAAGTGCAACGTGTGCACTCCCACAAATTTAAACTTACTCATTGTTTTGTTTCTGTCTTGCAGCTGAAGCTTCTTGATCAGCTTTCACTAATCTAAGAATCTCTTCTATAGCATCAGCTATTCTTTTTAATTGTTCATTGTCCATTTATTTCTCCTGTATTTGTTAATATACTCATCCTACACTATCCCTGAACCATTGTCAAGCGCTGCTTGTTGCTTGAGGCTTGGCGCTTTATTCTTTCTTCTTTAGAATAATTCTAAACTGCACAATAGCAAATAGCACCCAATGGCTATCTTCCAGGATGCTATGTACCACGCTAATTTGAGTTTTTTAATTCCGTATATTAGCAAAAGGGAACTTCTCCTATATAATACTTGACAATGTATTTGTCAACTGTTAAAACAATTTTAATTTAAACAAACATACAGGAGTAAAAATGCCAGAAAAAAGACTAACATTAAATAGTGAAAAGAGAAAAGCTATTGCTGATGTATTTCAAAATCACTTTGAACAAACAAGTCCAAAGTATGAACTGCATAAAAAATCAATAGCTGATTACAATGAGGCAAGAACTAGAATGAAAGTCCTAGCTGAAACAGTTGTTAGACATCATCAACCACAGGAAGATGTAGATACAATTAGAAGTATGATTGCTAAATACAATAGAAGTGGTGGAGAGTTGTATAAAGATAATTGTTTTTATTTTACTGCACCACCAAGAATGGACACCGACTATGAGGGAAATCCAAAAGAAACTGTTGATGAAGAACACGTCAAGTTTAGTTTAGGAAAAGATTTTGCAAGGTCTTATTATAGAGATGAGATTAAAGCAAAAGGTCTAAACCCAGACTTTCACGTTGCAATCAATAATAACTACGACAAAAGAAGTCCAA